CCGAGGCGAACACGGTCCCGCGCGGCCCGATCCGACCCGCCCGTCGACGAGGTCGGGCGTTCTCGCCCGATCCGACCGGGACTGACCCGATGCCGACGCCCTCCGCATACATGCGCGCCTACCGGCGTGCCAATCCCGACAAGGCGCGGCTTGTGGCGGAACGTCAGTACGCCCGCCACCGCGCCGCGCTCGCGGTGGCCCGCCGATATCCCGGTCTCTGGGAAGCCGCGTATCTCGCTGAATGCGAGGAACGCGGGATCGAACCCTACGGGTCCCCCGGTCGTCCTAGCCGCGAGCGTCGGACGTGACTCGGAGCGGGGTCCTCGCCGCGGCGTCGATCGGGTCGGAGCAAGGCGACCGCCGCACGGCGCGGGACCTGAAGGTCGACCGGTCGTCGCCGCCGTGGCGCGCGTGGCGGACCCGTTCGCGGGCGGCGCGCGCGATCCGGTTTGTGGAGACGTATTGCCGTATCCCGTCGGGACATAACGCCGGGGAACTCATGCGTCTCCACCGGTATCAACGCGAGTCGCTGGAATGTCTGCTCGGGGACGGGGTCCGGACCGGGGGTCTCCAGATCCCCCGCGGGAACGCGAAATCGACCCTCTGGGCGGCGGTCGGTCTCTGGGCGTTGTGTGACCATCCCGACGCGCCGCAAGTCCCTCTCGTCGCGAAGAACGGGATTCAGGCGATGCGGACGCTTATGCGGCCGATCCGGAACATGGTCCGCGCGAATCCGGAACTCTCGTCGAGGATCGTGGTCTACACGTCGACGACTGACCGTCGGGTCTGGTCCGCGTGGAATGACGGGGATCTGGTCGTCCTCCCGGCCGACGCGGAACGTCTCCAGGGTCTGAATCCGACGGTCGCGCTTGTCGACGAGGCGGAAGCCGTCGCGCCGGAAGTGTTCGGCGCGGTGCTTCAGGGCGCGGGGAAACGCGCGGCGTCTCTGGTCCTGGCGATCGGAACCCCGGCGCCGGGCGCGCAGTCGTCGGCCCTGTTTCAACTCCGCGAACGGGCGGCGGCGGGCGCGCCGGTCGCCTGGGTCGAATACGCCGCCGACGCGGGATGCGCGATCGACGACCGGAGCCAGTGGGCGAAAGCGAACCCCGCGTTACGCGCCGGTTTGCTGTATCCCGACGCGCTCGCGGGCGAACTTCAGATCGTGTCGGAGGTCGAGTTCCGTACCTACCGGTTAGGCCAGTGGGTCGACGCGACGCTGGCGGATTGGCTACCTGGTACCGCCTGGGATGACTGTCCCCACGCGGACCCGCCACCCGACGGCGCCGAGATCGTCCTGGCGGTCGCCGCGTCGTGGCGGTCGACCGTCGCGGTTGTCGGCGCGACGCCGGACGGCGCGATCTTCCACGCGTACAGCGGGACAGGCGAATACGCGACCGACGAGACGATCGACGAACAGATCAACGCCGCGTGTCACCGTTGGAACGTCGTCGAGGTCGTCGTCGCACCGCGGACGCGGGCGAACCTGGTCCGGTACTGGCAGGACCTCGGCGCGTTCCCGGTCTGGGTCTGGCCGAACACGGTCGAGGTCGACGCCGCGTCGTCGACGGAATGGCGGCGCGCGATCGTCGAGGGACGCGTCGCACACGACCACGATCCGGAACTTGGCGAACAGGTCGCCGCGCTTGTCGGACGTCCGACCGCGGACGGGTCGTTACGTCTCGGCGCACCCGACGACGAGACACCCGTCGACCGGGCGCGCGCGGCGCGCATGGCCTGGTGGCGCGCGATCGAAACCGAAGGCGGCGCCGCGCCGATGATCTACTGAAACGCCCGCGCTCCGGTACCGGCGCCGCCGCGAACGCGGCTTAGAACTCGATACAGCGGGCGGTTTCGGCGCGCGACCGCCGTTTGTGGTCGCGGAGATATTCGCGACGGTGTTTCGTCTGGCATCGCGCGCAACGGGCCGGGGGACGACCCCGGCCCGCGTAGCGCAGTTTGCGACCGCAGTCCGCGCAGGTCACGACCGCGCCCGCTGGTTCCGGACCCACTGGAAGGCGGCGCGGCGCGGCATGTAGGCGAACGGTCGGCGGTAGCGGGCTTCGCGGATGGCGACCCGCCCGCCGCCCGTCGGGGTAATGACGTATTGGTCAACGTGTTTACTCATGCCCCGAGTCTACATTAAATGCGCGCCGCGTGTCTACATTTTAAGTGCGACGGCCGAGGATCGCGAGGAACGCGCCGACCGCGATCACGCCGACCTCGACGACCAGGAACCAAGCCTGAGTTTCGGTCACGGGTCCTATCCCTCCCCCCGCCGACGGGGTTAGTCTCAGCGGGACTAGTCCCGCTGAGACTAAACGGGGTCGGATGCCGTCACGGGTGATCGAGCGCGCGCGGCGCCTAGTTCGCCAGTGGTCGCCGCCGTCCTGGTTCACGGCGCAAGGGCCGTACACGTCGGTTATCGTCTCCGACCCGCAGGGCGCCTGGTGGGCGATGCCAGTGACGGCGCGGACCGCGCTCGCGGTGTCGGCGGTGTACCGCGCCCTGGCGATCTACGCCGACGACATAGGGACCCTCCCGGTGTCTCGTCTCCGGGGGACCGAAGTCCTCGGCGCGCCGCCGTTCGTGGCACGGCCCGCGGGTGCGGTCGTCGGGTGGACCGACGAGATTGGACAGATCCTCTGGAGTCTCTTGCTGCGCGGGAACGCGTACTGCCTTGTCACGTCGACTGACTGGACGGGCTATCCGGAGACGTTCCACGTTCTGAACCCCGATCAGATGGTCGTCGAACGCGCCCCGTCGCGTGGTCTGCGGTACCGGTGGAAAGCGGGCGACGGGGAACGGATCCTCGACAATCCGTCGGTGACGGAACTTCTCCACATTCGGTGGCAACGTCCGCCCGGTTCCCCGGTCGGTCTCGGGATCCTCGACGTGAACGCGGGACCGGGATCGTCGCTTGCGGCCGCGTACGCGGCGCAGACATACGCGGCGGATTCCCTCGCGAATCCGATTCCGCCCGCGGTGCTCACTCACCCGTTGCGTCTCAACAAACTCCAGGCCGAGGATCTCCAGACTCAGTGGGCGACCTCACTCGGACGGGGACGCGCGGTGCCTGCGGTCCTCTCGGGTGGGGTGACCTATCAGGCGTTGACGGTGACACCGCGCGACGTCCAATTGATCGAATCGCAACGGTGGAACGCGACGTCGGTCGCGGTCGCGTTCGGTCTCCCCGCCTACATGCTCGGCGGGTCGACGGGCGATTCGATGACATACAGCACCGTCGAGGGAGAGAACACGCGTCTTTGGGTGAACACCTTGCAGCCGATGGCGGTCCGCCTACAGCGGGCGTTCGACGCCTGGTTACCCGCGGGACAACGTCTCCGATTCAACCCTGACGCGTTGTTGCGGTCTCAGACTCTCGACCGGTACAACGCCCACAAGATCGGTCTCGACGCGGGGTTCCTGGAGGTCGACGAGGTCCGCGAGATCGAGAACCGTCCCCCGCTCGCCGCGGCGGCGCCGCCCGCGGCGTTACCGGAACCGGCGCCGATCGACGTCCCGGCGCCTCTCCTGGAGGTCGTAGCGAATGAGTGAACTTCTGGTCCGGAGTTTCGACGCCGATCTCGCGGGTGACGGTCGGACGATCGTCGGGCGGATCGTCCCGTTCGACGTCGAGGCGACCGTCTCCGATCCGGACCGTCCCGTCCCCTATCGGGAGGTCTGGCGGCGCGGCGCGTTTCGTCACGTCCTCCGGGCGCCGCATCTAGTGCGGATGGTCTACGAACACGACGACCGAACGATCCTGAACGTCGTCGGACACGCGACCGCGCTGGAGGAACGCGACGACGGATTACACGGGGAGTTCCGGGCGGTCGGCGCGCCGGGAGATCACGCCCTCGCCCTGATCGACTCGGGGACGGTCCGCGGCTTGTCGGTCGGCGCGTACATGCACGAACGCGGGTCCCGGCCGGGACCGACCGGGGAGGTCGAACGGGTGCGGGTCTCACGCCTCGCACACGTCGCCCTCACGGGGATCCCGGCGTTCTCTGACGCTGAGGTCCTGGCGGTCCGCTCCGGGGATCCTGGGGCGTCTGAGACGCCCGCCCTCGCGTCGGTCCTTGACTGGAGTGCGCGCGCGCGGGCACGATTCCCCGCGAGTTAGGTAGCGGCCCATCCGCCGCGACGCCCGTCAGGACCCATCCCGCACGTCTGGGGACCCATCCGACGGGGTCGGCAGGACACACCGCGGACGCTCGATTCCCGACCTTGGAAATCGCGCCCCTGGAGGGTCCGCTATGCCTGCCGTTCTCGATCGTTTGCACGCCGAACGTTCCCGCCTTCTGGAAATGGTCGACGAGATTGCCCGCGTCGCGGACGACGCCGATCGTGACCTGACCGAGTCTGAACAGCAATTGATCGCGCGTCACCGGACACGGATCGACGACGAGATCGACCCGCAGATTTCGACGTTGGAGGAAGTCGAGGTCTCCCGCGCCCGTCACGTCCAGCGGGTCACGTTCGACGCGCCGCCGCCCGTCGGGACTCTCGTCCCCCGGTCGGAACTTCCCGACGGTGCGGTGATCTATCCGACGTTCGCGCATTGGGCGCAGGACGAACTGATTCGTCGGTTCGATCAGATCGCGTCGCGTGCGGGTCACGGCGCCCGTCAAGCCGCCGAGGAACGTCTGAATCGTGCGGTCGCGGCGACGACGTCGACCGACGTTGCGGGTCTGATCCGCCCGCAGTACCTGTCGCAGATCGCGCAGGTGATCGACAAGTCCCGCCCGATCGTCGACTCGGCGCGCAAGGTCTCGCTCACGTCGGGGACGTTGCAGTATCCGTCGATCACTCAGAAGCCCATTGCGGTGAAACAGACGACGGAGAAAACCGAACCGACAAACCAGAAGATGACGGTGGCGTTTGTGTCGGTCGCCGCGGAAACGTTTATGTCGGTGGGGGACCTGTCCTGGCAGTCGATCCAATGGTCCGAACCGGGGGTCCTCGGTCTCTGGTTCGACCTCGCCGCCGAGGCGTACGCGATCCAGACCGAAGCCGCGACGGGTCTCGTCGTCGGCGCCGCGACGGTGATGGCAACGCCCGCGATTCCCGCGACGCCGACGCTGGCGGATTGGATGACGTCGATCATGGCGGCGGCGGGCGTGATCTATTCGACGTCCCGACGTCGGGCGGACACGGTCTATGCCGATATCACGACCGGCTATTCGATCATGGGTCTGGTGTCGAACGCCTCTCCGGTGTTCGTTCCCGCGGGTGGATTCTCGATCGCGTCGGGTCAGGGAACCGTTGGCGGTCTCCGTCTGGTGATCTCGGCGGGTCTCGCCGCGAAAACGGTCGTCGTCGCGGATTCTCAATCCCTGTTGGTCGCGGAGACCGCGGGCGCACCGGTCGAACTCCAGGCGGTTCAGCCGTCGATCGGCGGTCTCGAGGTCGGAGTGATCGGCGCGTTCGCGTCGAAACTCACCGACGCGGGCGCGATGCGGAAACTGACGATCCCGTAAACGGAGGTCCGAACAGTGAGTGAGACGACCGGTTACGAACCGACCGACGAACAGATCGCGCAAGCGGCCGAGGCACGCGAACGCGAGGCATCGGACCGGGCCGAACGCGGCGACGAGACCGAAGGCCCGTCGTCGCGGGAAGTGTCGGGCGAGGATCCCGCCGCGGAGGTCGCGGCGACGCATCCCGACCCGGAACCGGCCGAGGAAATCCCGTCGTCGGCTGAGGTCTCGACGACCGACGACCCCGCCGCGGAGGTCGCCGCGACGCACCCTGACCCGTCGGAACCGTCGGAACCGTGACGCCCGGTGTCGGTCTACGCCACGCGCGAAGAATTAGCGGCGGCGCTACACACGTCGGTCACCGTCAAGAATGCGGATCTTCTCGACGTGTGTATCGCCGCGGCGTCCGCGGAGATCGACCACGAATGCGACCGGTATCCGGGGGACGGAACTCCGGAGGATCCGGCTACGCCGATCGACCCCGACGATCCGTTAGCGCACATCGTCTGCATCGCGCGCGGCGTCGAGTGGTACAAGGCGAACGACGCGGTATTCGGCGTCATCGGATTTGCCGACACCGGAGTCCTCGCCGCGCCAAAGGACACGTTCGGACGTCACGCGGCGACCCTGATCCCGCTGCGCCAACAATTCGGGATCGCGTGACCGGTGGCGGAAGGGTTCCGCGTTGCGCGGTCCCTGACCGCCCGTTCCGCGACCGCGACGTCCGCGCGCGCGACGCTCACGACCTCGGCGCCGTCGATCGTCACCCTGGCGGGTCGGGCGTCGGTCTCGACGTCGGCGCGTGGCGCGCTCGCCCGGTCGCGGCCGTTGTCGGCGCGCGCGGACGTCGCGACGTCGGGACGGGGAGTGTTCGTCCGGACCCGCGGTCTCACGGCGCGCGCGCCGGTCGCGACGTTCGGGGTCGGGGACCTGACCGTATTCAGCGCGAAACCGCCGCCTGGAGTGTTCGCGATGTTCCGTGAACTTGTCGCGCAGGTGCTGCGGTCTCTCGACGTCGGCGCCGAGGTCCACCCGTTACCGGTCGACGCCCTCTCCCCGCCCGCGTTCTTTCTGAAGTGGGCGGACCCTTGGACCGAACCGGCGACGCATTGTCTCGACCTCGCACACCTTCAGGTCGTGTGCGTCGCGGCGCGCGTCGACGTCGAACCGGGAATCGAGACGCTGGAACTCATGGTCGAGGGTGCGCTTGCCGCGTTCAATCGGGCGGGGATCCCGCACGGGATCACGTCGGGTCCGCGTCCGCTCGACGTCGGCGGGGTCGCGTATCTCGCCGCGGAAATCTCAGTCAGTAACACCGTCAACGTAGGGAGTTAGACCGATGGCTGATCCTGTCCCGCACTTTATGACTCGCCCGCTCCTGGTGATCGGCCCGTCCGCGTCGCCGATCATGGAACTTCAGTGTGCGGCGAACAACATCGAAGCGACCCCCGACCAGGACGAGAACGAATACGACACGTATTGCGGGTCGTATCAGACCCTCGGACCGGAGAAGTGGAACATCACCGCGACGGTTCTCCAGTCGTTCGGGACTGACGGGGTCTGGACGAAACTCCGACCGGTCGTCGGCACCGTCCAACCATTTGAACTCAGGCCGGACGCGCCCGACCCGCGTGGTCTCGACAATCCCGCGATGACGGGCAACGCGCTGGTGAAGGCGTTCCAATTTCTCAACGGTGGGGTGAACGGCCCGTCGGAGATCGACATTGTGCTGAAGGTCCAAGGGACACCGACCTGGTTGACGACCGGTGGCACGCCGTTACGCGCGACAAGTTCGACGGCCGGGACGCCGGGATCGTTCACGCCCGCAGGATGCGCGATCCCCGACGATTTCGCGGACCTCACCGCGTCGCCCGCGATCACGTCGACACCCGCGACCGCCTGGACGACAGGCCAATACGTCGCACTTCAGGACGGATCCCGCGCCCACTGGAACGGGACCGCCTGGATTGCGGGCGCCAAGCCGTGAACCTGTCCGTCGAGGTCGACGACTCCGACCTGGCGCGGGACCTCGCCCGGTTCCGCGCCGGGATCGACGCGCACG